TGAACGGCGCCTGGCAACCCCTCGATGCGCCGCCCAACGGTCCGAACCTGTCGGGTCTGCCCGCCATCCTGCCGCTCCGCGCGGTGCTGACCGGCACCTCCGACCTCATGCCCGGCTTCGGGCTGTCGGCGTCGCAGGCAACAGTGAGTCGCAACAAGACGGCCTTCACGTGGGTGGGCACCAAGCGCACGCTGGGATCGCCCACCACCAGCGTCAAGGTCATCATCGACCTCCAGGGCTATGACGAGGCGAAGCACGACTGCACGGTGACGCTGCTCACAGGCAGCACGCTTGCTGGAACGGAAACCGCTGACGTGGTCGAGGACCAGATCCAGTCCGACGGCACGCTGCGGCGCACCTGCGTCTTCAACATGACGAGCCAGACGCAATACGCGGTGAAGATAGCAGGCGCCACGACCACGGCGGCCGAGACCTTCCACGTCGCCGAGATGGTCGAATACGCCAACACGTGAGGGAGATGACCCATGGCAAGGAAACCCACCCACTACCGGCTGACTGTCAGCAGGCCCGTCTCGGCCTCCGGCATGAACTTCAACCCCGGCTCCAGATATACCGTGAAGGCCGCGGTCCATGATGCCTTGAAGGAACAGGCAGCGGACGCCATCGCGACCGCCGAGCCGATGCTGATGGAATGACCTCGCCATGCTGAGGTTCGAGGACCTTCGCGTCCGGGACAACCAAGCGCTGGACCGCGACTTCTTCAACCGGCGCTACCGGCTGATCGCCGAGGCCATCGGCGCGCTGGGAGAGGAGGTGGCCTCCGTCACGGGCGATACCGACCGCCTCGTAGCGCTCGGGCTCAACCGGGTGAACGAGGTGCTGGGGCCGCTTCTCGCAAAGGTGCAGGCTGCTTCCGAGAATGGCTTCCTTGTCGCCACATCGGCAACGCCGCTCATTGTCACGCAAGGTCTTCAGACCACGCTGGTCATCGACGATCCCGCCCAACGCGATTTGTTCACACCGACGCCCTACCTCCTTCTCACCCGGCAGGCCGACGGCACGGAGCAGGATTATGCGGTTCTCTGTGTTGATGGCTATGACCGGGCCAGCGGCGGTCTCGCCTTCGAGGTGGTGCTGGTCAATGGCGCCATTGGAAACGCCCTGCATGATGACTGGGTCATCTCGGCCACGGCTGGCATCAGTGTCGCTGTGCTCGAGGCTGCGACGGCGGTTCAGACCACGCTGGAACTGGCCCAGCAGGCGGCCGGGGACGCCGCAGCAGCGGCACAAGCAGCCGAAGCTGTCCTTGCATCCGGCCCTGTGACCTCCGTCAACGGACGGCAGGGTGTCGTGGTTCTCGGCATGTCGGACATCGCAGGCCTCGTCAGCGCGCTCGCCGCCAAGGCCGAGAGCAGCCATGGCCACACCATCGCGCAGGTGTCCGATCTGCAGGCTGCACTCGATGCCATCAGTGATGGCGGGAGCTACTGAGGAGTGAACCCATGACGCAGTCGCTCATCGTTCAGCTGTCCCAGAAGCTGTCCATCACCGCCATGAAGGATATCGAAGTGACGGGCATTGTCGAGGATGGCGCGGGCGGCTGGATCCGGTCTGTACGCTTCTACGGCTCGCCGCCGTCGGGCACGAATAACGTCCTCGTCCTCGAGGTGATTCTGCAGTCCGCCGAGAAGGCCGACCTCGCCATCACCACGCCCGAGATCGACTTCTGATCCTGCTTCATCGCCGCTTCTGATCCCGTTCCCAATTTACCATCGCACGCTGCACGGACTCCCCCTGCGGCGGGCTCCTGACATGGAGAGACCTGATGTCCGATCCGACCTTTGGCATTTCGATCACGCGGATCGACAATGAGCCGCGTCCCGCCGTCTACAGCGACATGTCGGTGGTCGGGCTCATCGGTACCGCGCCCGAGGCCGATCCGGCGGTGTTTCCGCTGGATACGCCGGTCTTCCTCTATTCCGATGATGCGGTGAAGCGCACGGCGCTCGGCACGCAAGGCACCATTCATGATGCCCTCACCCTGATCAATGCCCAGCTGGGCGATTTCCAGGTGGCGGCCAAGGTCGTGGTGGTGCGGGTGGAGGAGGGGGAGACCGTCGCCGAGACCATCGCCAATATCGTGGGCGACGGCATCTCGACCGGGCTCGAGGCCTTCGTGCAGGCGGGCCCCTTGCTCGGCGTGATCCCGCGCCTCATTTGCGCGCCGGGCTTCACCAGCCAGCGGACGGGCACGGATGCCAATGCCGTCTGTGCCGCTTTGCCCGCGCTCTGCAACAAGCTTCTTGCCCATGCCGTGGTCGACGGGCCTGCCACCACCGAGCAGGCCGCCATCGACTGGCGCGAGACACTATCGTCCAACCGGCTCATTCCGGTCGACCCCGCCGTGCGCGTCATGGCGGGAAGCGAGGTTACGGTCCTGCCGCTGTCGCCTGCCGTGATCGGCATCGGTGTCAGGCGCGACCACGAGAAGCAGGGACGGCCCTTCCACAGCTGGGCCAACCAGCCGGTGGCAGGCATCGTCGGGCCGTCGCGGCCGATCAATTTCTCGCTGACCGATGGCGCCACGGAAGGCCAGCGGCTGCTCTCGCACAATGTCGGCGTCCTTCTCCGCGGCGAACTCGGCGTTGAGACGGCCATCGCCAGTGGAGGGTTCGTCTATGTCGGCACCGACAACGCGGGCGAGGATGACCTTTGGCGCTTCTACAATGTGACCCGCGGAAGGGATTACATCCACCTGATGTTCCTCCGTACCCTCAGGTTCTATCTGGGCCGGTTCAACCTGACAGGCCAGACCATTCAGGCGGTGCTCAACACCATGGGCTTCGCCATGCGCGACCTCAAGGCTGACGGCGACATCCTCGGCTACGAGGTCAAGTTCACCCGCGATCAGAACTCTCCGGAAGAGCTACGGCAGGGCCGCTTCACCGTGAACTTCGCGGCGGAAGAGGCCCCGGTGCTGCGCTACCTTGGCATCCAGTCCGCGCGTTACCGCCCGGCGCTCGATGCGCTGCTTGATGACCTGCTCGCCCAGGTCGATGCCGTCACCGGCTGACGCCGCGTGCAAAACACCCATCATCTAATCTGAAAGGAAAGCATCGTGAGCGGACTTTATGTCATGGAGGCGGGGAACCTGTTCTGCGGCGATCACGACCCCACCGCTTCGAAGCATCTGACCCTCGCCGAACTGAAGCTGCCGACGCTGCAGGAGATGTACCAGGACCACCACGCGGGCGGCTCGCGAGTCCAGATCGAAGTGGCGGTCGGCATCCAGAAGTTGGAGCCCACCTTCAAGCTCAACGGTTGGGACCCGGACCTGCTGACGCAGTTCGGCCTTGGCTCGTCGCGGCAGAAGGTGTTCACCGCCTATGGCGTGATCCGCGACAAGCGGACCGGTGTTGCAATCGAGGCCAAGGCGATCATCGAGGGCCGCCTCGGCAAGATCGAACCCGACGCCTTCCAGCGCGGCGAGTTGCAGGGGCATGAGTACGCCATCAACGAGGTCATGCATTATGAGCTGTGGTTCAACGAGAAGGAAAAGCTGTTCTGGGACTTCTTCTCCACGGAATGGCGTCTCGACGGCGTGTCGCAGAACGATGACGAGCGCCGCATCCTGCGCATCCAGCGCTGACGATCAGAGCTTCGGGAGATAGAGACATGACCGACACTGCCAGCATGAAGCTCGTCCGGCCCATCAGGGTCGAGGAGCGCATGATCACCGAAGTGACCATCCGCCGCCCGAAGGTCAGGGACCTCCGCGCCATGGAGAAGATGCGCGAGCCGGAAGGAACGGAACTGGACCAGGGCATCGCCATGGCGGCAGCGCTTTGCGATCTGCCGCTGGAGGCCATGGACGAGATGGATGCCGCCGATTTCGCGGCGATCTCGGAGGTGCTCGGGAGTTTTTTGCCCAAGGCCCCGGCATGAGCGCATGGCGCGGCGTCGTTGCCGACACCGCGCATGTGCTGTCGACGCCGCTGACCGCGTTTGACGACATGGACTGGACTGAGCTGCTGCGCTGGCACG